TTTTGGCCACGATTCTCGACCCCGATGACATTGCTCATGTTTAGAAAGTGAGGGAAAATGAGTAGTATTGACACAGAACAGAACACCCAGTCACAAGTTGATTCACAAGAAGATGAGGGAGATGTGGATGTCATTCTTGATGAGGAAAACGTATTATCTTCGGATGGATCTAATATCGATGCTGGCGACGATAGACCTGTGGCAGCGAGCGATAGTTCGGAGCATGAGGAATATAGCGACAAAGTTCAAAAACGCATTGATAAACTTACCAACCGATATCGTGAGGCTGAAAGACGAGAAACTGCGGCGTTAGATTATGCCCGAGGACTGCAGGAAACAAATAAAGATCTTAACGGCCGAATAAATAACCTTGATAAAGGTTATCGCAGCGAATTCAGCACACGTATTGACAGTCAAATAACAGAAGCCAAAGCCAGATATAAGGAAGCTTATGATTCTGGTGATGTTGATGCGTTAGTGGAAACGCAAGAGGCATTAGCAACACTTGCGGCTCAAAAAGAGCGAGTTTCGTGGGCGGCGCAGTTGCAAAAAGCGCAACAAGCGCAACAACAACAGAAACAAGAAAATGCCCCTGCGGCTACTCCTCAAGCAGCAGAGCCTCCTATTGTTGCACAAAAAGATCCAAAAGCTGAGGATTGGTTTGAAAATAATTCTTGGTTTGGTGAAGATGAAGCCATGACCTATGCGGCTTTAGGTTTTCACCGTACCCTAACTGAAACAGAAGGGTACAAAGGAACTGAAGAAGCTTATTACGCTGAAGTTGACCGCCGTATGAAGGATGCATTCCCCCATAAATTTAATGGGACTCGTCAACCCAGTGAAAACCGCCCCGCTCAGTCGGTTGCTCCTGCTACCAGGAAGCAAAAATCTGGGCGCTCAACCAGTGTGCGTCTTACTAGCAGTGAACGAGATATCGCTAAACGTCTCGGGATAAGCGAGAAACAGTACGCTGCGCAAAAACTTAAACTTGAAGAACAGCGAGTTTAGGAGGTATATTGATGGTTGATAAAACCCCCAGAAGTGAAGATACCCGTGTTAAGAAGGAAAAACCTAAATTCTACAAGCCGCCATCTGCATTAGATGCGCCCCCACCGCCCGAAGGATTTAGACATCGGTGGATTCGTTCTGAATTTGTGGGTGCTGATGATCGGAAAAATGTTTCTGGTCGCCTAAACAATGGTTATGATTTAGTGCGAGCAGACGAATATCCGGGGTGGAACACTACCGTTGTTGAGGAAGGCAAATATGCTGGAGTCATTGGGGTAGGTGGTTTGTTGCTCGCACGAGTTCCAGAGGAACTTGCGGTCAGTCGTGAAACTTACTTTGAGGATGAAACTCAAGGTCAGATGGACGCGGTTGATAATGATCTGATGAGGGAACAACATCCATCGATGCCGATTAGTAAGGAACGGCATTCGAACGTCACTTTTGGTGGCCGTAATAATGAATAAATTATGGACATCAAATCTTTTAACCTTCTGATCGAGGAGATTTCCAGCAATGGCAAACGTTGATGGAGCTTTTGGGCTTAGGCCCGTTCGTCAGTTGGGGAGTATGCCGTTTAACAACGCAACTAATGAATATCGAATTGCCTCGGGTGCTACGGGACCAATCTTTCAAGGGTCTGTGGTAATTATGGCTACCAGTGGTTCGGTTATCATCGGCACTGCTACTGCCACTGATTCATTGGGCGTGTTTAACGGTTGTTTTTATACTGACCCAACAACGTCTAAACCAACGTGGAGTAACACTTATCCAGGTAGCATTGCTGCCTCGGATATTGTTGCCTTCATTTATGATGATCCAGATATGACTTTTGAAATTCAGTGTGCTGGTACACTTGCAATTACAGATATTGGCGGAAACGCTGATACAGCAGGTGTTAGTGGTAGTACAATCACTGGTCAGTCGACTACTGAACTTGCGGCTAGTGCTGGATCCGGTACCGCGCAGATGCGTATTGTGGGCTTGAGTAAAGATCCAGACAATAGCGATGTCGGTTCGGCAAACGCTAATTGGTATGTGTTCTTTAACGAGCATGCCTACAAAACGACTACTGGAACATAGGGGGACTAAACTATGGCTATTAGTCGTGCACAATTAGTCAAGGAACTAGAGCCAGGGCTACATGCCCTGTTCGGCCTTGAATACGATCGCTATGACCAAGAACATCGCGAAATCTTCGATATCGAAACTTCAGATAAGGCTTTCGAAGAAGAAGTGATGCTCTCGGGGTTTGGTGCGGCGCAAACCAAAGCTGAAGGGTCTGCTGTGGCGTTTGACACGGCGCAGGAAACCTTTACGGCGAGGTATACGCATGAAACCATTGCGTTGGCGTTTTCTATCACGGAAGAGGCGGTAGAAGATAATCTCTATGACCGTCTTTCTACGCGGTATACGAAGGCTCTCGCACGTAGCATGGCTCATACGAAACAGGTTAAGGGTGCTAATACTCTTAACAATGCGTTTTCTTCCAGCTTTACTGGTGGTGACGGCCAACCTCTTTTGGATACGGCCCATCCAACGGTAAGCGCGGGAACGCTCGCAAATGAGCCAACCACCGCTGCAGATCTGAACGAGACTAGTCTTGAAGATGCGATGATTAACATCTCAACTAACTTCAAAGACGAGCGTGGTCTCAAGACTGCTATCATGGGTCGGAAATTGATTATTCCGCCACAGCTTCAATTCGTAGCGGAGCGCCTTTTGGCAACTCCGTATCGGGTAGGAACGGCGGATAACGACGTCAATGCTTTGCGTAGCATGGGTATGCTGCCAGAGGGTTATGCCGTTAATCATTTCCTTACGGACACGGATGCATGGTTTGTTAAAACCGATGCACCCAACGGCCTGAAGATGTTTGAGCGCGCAGCGTTGCGTAACAACATGGAAGGTGACTTTGACACCGGAAATGTTCGTTACAAATCACGTGAGCGTTACAGCTTCGGTTGGTCTGACTGGCGGGGCCTTTACGGTTCTCCAGGAGCGTAGTATATGTGGGGGAGGGGAAACCCTCCCCCATTTTTCTGGGACTCATAGCCCTAGCGACTGGCCCAGCAGACGCTTACTAAGACTCTAGGGCAAAAACCTTTGTAAGGAGGTAGCCACATGGCTAACACAACTTTCTCTGGTCCGGTTCGTTCGGAAAACGGCTTTGTTATAGCCAACAAAAATACGACCACGGGCAATGTAACCGATTCTTCCCTTCATTCTTCTGCAAACAAAGATATTCGGCGCTATTATCTCCAAGAGTATTGGAAGCGGCGTCCTGCACTTAATGCAGTTTTGAATACGGCCTTTTCTGATGCAGACGCTACGGCGGCTGCAAACACGGCTATTCGTCTTGCTGAAAAAGTTGCCAACAAGGACTTTGAGGTTCTTGGCACGAGCATGACAACTGCTTTGTGCACGTTTGATACCACACGAGCCGGTATTATCATCACTACTGCTGGAACGGATCAAAATCAGGCCATTATAGCCCCTCATCTTGATACCAATCAAACATCTTGGCAGACTGTTCCCTGGGGTACTGAAAACTCAGTTATTTGGGAATGTGTTGTTACTACGGCAGCGTCTATTGCCGACATTAAACTTTGGCAAGGCTTAAAGTTAACCAATGATCAATTGATTGCTACTGACGCTGATCAGGCGTTCTTTAAGTTTCAAACAGACGCTACTAATAGTGAAGCTTTTACGGACTTCACTTTATTGCACTTTGTACACAGCATTGGCGGTACTGATTATATCAGTGCGTTGCCTATTACTGTAGCGGCGGATACCCAGTATCATCTGAAAATTGATATTAATAGCAGCAGACAAGCTGCCATATATGTCAATGGTGTTCAGTACAACGTCACGACAACTTCGGGGAGTACAGGTGGAACTGCCGTAACTACCGGAACCGCTAGAACCGCAGCCTTAACCAATGATGTTGATCTTATTCCGTATATTGGTGTGGAAACGGGTGCTGGATCAGCTAAAGCTTTGAAAGTACATTCGCAAGCCATTAGTCGGCTTATCTCTGAATAAGTCTATACCTGATGCGAACAAACGGTAAGGATGAGTCTATAATCCCTGATCTTTCAGGGAAGCGCGTGGCTATTGTCGCAATGGGCAATAGCCACGCCGAATTTACCAAATCCTCTGCATCTAACGGTGATTCCTCTATTTTTGCAGATGAGGTATGGGCCGTGAATTCTATGGGCGGTGTTATATATCATGATAGAGTCTTCATGCTTGACCCGCCTTCACGATTTTTAGATACCGAAGATGCAGGTTCTATGACTCCTGGAATGCGTAAATGGCTCCCGACTCATTCGGGGCCTATTTACACTTGCGTTTTAGATGATAGGGTTCCCGGGGCTGTTCTTTATCCTCTGCAGGAAGTATGTAGTACTCTTAAAACTTCATACCTGAATAACACTGTCGCTTTTGCTATAGCTTTTGCCATATGCGCAAAACCTGAAAGTATAATGATGTATGGTGCTGATTTTGGGTATGTGCATTTAAGACAGTTTGCTGAAGAAGGGCGCGCTTGTTGTGAGTATTTATTGTCTAAGGCCGAGGAGCGTGGTATCAATGTTGAGGTTGCAATGACAACTACAATGTTTGATGCTAATAAACCTGCAACAGAAAGATTCTATGGGTACCATAGACTAGAAGATCCGCCTGTTGTAATACGGGGTAAAGATAATCCAATGATCATTTTACCCTTGTCAAAAGCACAGGAACTCCAACAGGAGAATCGCGATGGCGACATACATTAGTGGAAGTGATGCAAAGGCGGTATTTATAACAGCCGATACACAAGCCTTGGATGCAGATGGTATATCTGCAGCAGACTCATTAGGCGGTGCTGGAGATTTAACGCTTGGTGGAGCATTAACATCAGGTGGTTCTGCTACATTTGATTCAGGTAGAATTATTACAATTTTATCTGCGGGTGATGATTCTAGTCGAACATTTACGGTAACCGGAACTGATGTAAATGGCGATGCTCAAACGGAAGAAATTACCGGGGCGAATGCGGGTACGGCTACGGGTAGCAAACACTTTAAAACAGTTACCCAAATCGCTATCGATGGAGCAAGTGCGGGCAATGTTTCTGCCGGTATAAATAATTCTGCGGCAGATGTGGTATTTGCAGGTAGGTCGCGGTTGAAGGGCATTCGCATAATGAATTCCGCTACTGCGGGCACCTTGGTATTTCCAACTACTTCGCCTACGGGAACAACCACCATGCAGCTTTCTACGGTTGCGAGTGCAACCGTATTGGATGATGTAAGTATCCCTGCTGAGGGCGTTTTGTTTACGGCGGGTATCTACATTCAATATACGCAGAGCACGTTTACCACGGCTACTGTATTTCACGCTTAGATAGGAGATCGTTATGAAAGGTGGACCAGGAAAAAATAAATACGGCGATCCCAAGGA